TACGAAACGATAATGTTCTAAATCTTCGCATTCTTTCACAAACGTTGAGTTACCAACTCTTGGTGATCCGAAGGTATATAGAATAGGCTTGTATTGTATTAATCGAGAACCAGCAATTGTTGCCATGGCTCCGCCTAATGAATGCCCACATATACTAATCCTCTTATCAACGTGCTTTGAGAATACTTTAATTATATCTTTCCAAATATCATCGATTTCTGTTTGGAATCCATTGTGTACCCATCCACCAACTTGAGCTTTATCAGGCCAAATATTCAAGTCTGCTTTAAGATCGTTAAGTTCTGTTGGTTCAGTTCCTCTACAGCATAAAACAAATTCTTCTTTGTTCCATACGCAGTGTGCTTGTGCACCGTCGTGGTCAATAAACTTATGACCGGTATAGCCTAATGCTTTAAAATGTTTTTTTGCAGTAGGACCATCTTCGTATGCTATTTTTGCCATTTCTGCTTTGAGAATGGCTTCACCTTTTACATCATCAAATTGTACTTGTTGTTTCATACTAGCTCCATTTGGATATATACAATTGTGTTCAGTTATTATTTATAAATAGTTTCATATACTATTAATAAATTTATTATTAAAAGAAAGGTGAAAGAATGTCAAACAATTTAAAAGAACTAACCCGCGCCCATCACGATAACGCAGAAAGAACAGAATTTGCAGATATGTTATTGAGTGGTGGCATCAGTCCCAAACTATATCAAGAATACCTCCATGCTCAATTACAGAATTATAGAGTCCTAGAAGGCGCTGTTTCTGTACCTATGGAACTCGAACCAATTTTTAGATCTCCAGGTATCGAAGAAGATCTTCAGGAAATCGAATCACTATACGACCTAGAAGAAATCGAAGAAGACCTTCAATCAACCAGAGAATATGTTAAACATATCCATACTTTAGCAGAAGCCGGCGATAACGATGGTCTGATTGCTCATTTATACGTAAGACACTTTGGTGATGCGCATGGCGGTCAAATTATTAAACGTAATGTTCCTGGTTCTGGTTTAATGTATGAGTTCGAGGATCGTAAAGATCTAATCACATTAACAAGAACACTATTACACGACGGTATGGAAGCAGAAGCAAAGAACTGCTTTGAATATGCAGAGAGATTGTTTCATGAATTGATTGAAAGATTCCATAATAATGCAGATGAATACGAATCAGAGAATTACGCTTTGGCTCGCAGAATGGGAAGCTGGGACGAAGATGATAGTTGATTCAGAACTGTTTGATACATTAAGAAAACTTGCTTATACATTAATAGAAGAATTCGATAATTCAATGGATCGAGTTGAGAATCCAAATCATACCGCAGATCTCAATGGATGGAAAGATTACTTTTGGGAAAGCAAGTCTATTCGTAAAGCTCATCTAAAGACCATTGAACCTGTTGGTAAGAACAAGTTATGGTTGATGCATATTAATATCTTTCCACGGTTTGATGTTGATCTACCTATCTTTGGTTTGGATATTGTTGCGAATCCTAAAAAGGTCAGCGGTTGTTTTTGTGACTACTCTCCGACTGACGAATCTCAAAAAGAGAACCATCCTTATATGATTAAGTTCAGAACCATGACTAAAGATTATGAATGGAAGAAAGCTAGAGTAATGCCTGATTGGGCTCTCGAGATATTCTCTCCAGATATTGTTGGTGCTGGTGCAATTAAAGATGGTGATGAGACTGATCAGTTAACCGACATGGCTTTGTCATTATCTAGATTCTATACCGCTGAGATGGACAAAGATGTTTATCGTAAACCAGAAACAAATACGAAGGATGCGCAGAACAAATACTGTAAGAATCAAAAGCTGAATCGCATGTTACATAGTTCTATTTTGGCTATGGGAATCTCTGAGGAACGCAAGAATCAATATGTTGAGAATGTTTTGTTTAAGGAAATTGACTAAATAGAGTTATATCATTCTGTAATATAATCTATAACGAAATATAATAGAAAGATATAGCATATTCTTCTTCTTACTTGTATATATAATTGTGTTACAACATGTAACATAACCCTATTAAAAATATATCTCGAGAAGGAGAGAAATGAATACCTTGAAATTGGTTGCTAAATTGAAAGAAGACGAAAAAGTCTGCATGATCTGCAACATCATATCCGCAATATTCCTTGGCTTAACGCCAATAGCCCTACCATTCTTTATCATTGCGATCGCATAGAAGCTAAGCTTCATAAATAGATTGACATTTGACGTAAAACTTGTTATAATATATCCGTTCGATTGAAAAGGTTAATACCTAACTGATTGAACGGATTTTTTTATGCATTTCGGAAAATAACCATTGACATCCATAGCAAACTGTTGTATAATAGTCTAACAAATTAAATAAAACATTTTAAAAATTAACAAAAAATAACTATTGACATATCCTGGCAACTAGTATATAATAAAGGTATACATGACTAAAAAAGAAACTAAGGAAAAACCTAATATGTCCGTTGTTGCTTTAACACCAGATAAAATCCACCACGAAATAAGTAGACACATCGCGAATGGCGTACCATATATTGATGCGCTTGTTGATTACTCTGAGAAGAATGGTATTGAAATTGAGACTATCGCTCAGATAGTAAAAAAGAGTTCGGTATTGAAAGAAAAGATACGGACTGAGGCAGTTAGTTTAAGGATGGTGAAGAAAGAAGATGAACAAGATATCACAGACTTTAGTAAGTGATGATTCGTTTAACGCATACGTTAAATTTCTGGCACTAAAGAAACATTTTACGACGGACGGTTACGATTACTTTAAATATAATGGCAAGGTACGAGCAAACCGCGAAACCTTTATGGCTCGCAACGATGCTTATTCTTTTGCTAAATTGGCAAAGAAAGATGATTACATTAATTTAATCATGAGTAATCTTTTAATAAATAAAAACATCTGGGTTCGAGATCTACTCGACAGTGAAGGAGAAGCCAGATACACGAATTGGAGGAAGAGGGTAGAATCATTAGGTTATATCTTCAAATCCGAGCTTGCTCATCTTGATGATGAATACAAGCGAAACTTTATATCAAGAGATGGACAACATCCTTTGGTAATGACATTGTTGTTACAAAAGAAGATTAGTTTGGAAACATTTACTATTCTTGCGCACAGTGCGAATATATTTTCATACTGGCAAGAAAAAGTAGTTGACAAACACGTATCTTTTGATATAATAAACAAATCTAAAAAGTATAAACCCTTTTTGGATTTTAACGCAGACCGGTTTAAGAAAATAATCAAAGACCGTTTTGCATTGTAATATTACGCAAATAAATCGCTATATATAGGAGAACAATTATGGCACTAACAGACTTTTCTTCACTTAAGAAGAACCGCTCGAAGACTCTCGACAAGTTGAATTCACAACTAGAAAAGATATCTTCAAAATCCTACTCAGATCCGAACGCAGGAAAATTTTGGAAACCAACAAGAGATAAGGCAGGAAATGGCTTCGCAGTCATTAGATTCCTACCAGCCTCTAAAGGTGAAGAAATGCCTTTCGTACGAATTTGGGACCACGGTTTCCAAGGACCAACAGGCCTTTGGTATATCGAGAACTCGCTAACCACCATGAATCAGGATGACCCAGTATCAGAGTTTAACTCTAAGCTGTGGAACTCTGGTGTTGAATCTGATAAAGAACAAGCACGTAAACAGAAGCGCAGGCTGAAGTATACTGCTAACGTCTATATCGTTAAAGACCCAGGCAATACTGAAAATGAAGGTAAAGTATTCATGTATCAGTTTGGTAAAAAAATCTTTGATAAATTGAATGATCTTATGAACCCTACGTTCGAAGATGAAGAACCAACCAACCCGTTTGATTTATGGGAAGGTGCAAACTTCAGATTGAAGATCCGTCAATTCGAAGGTTATCCAAACTACGATAAATCTGAATTCGATCCTTCCACTCCATTGTCAGAAGATGATGCAGAGTTGGAACGAGTTTGGGGAGAACAGCATCCTCTACAGGAATTAGTATCTGAAAGCAACTTCAAGACTTATACAGAATTGAAGACTAAGCTATATCGAGTACTTGATTTACAAAATGATGCACCGACTGCTTCGGCACCGGTTACTGAAACGGCAGATGAATTGGATTTATCCAGTATGTCTAACGCTTCGTCTGAGCCTTCAATGGCAACGGCAGAACCTTCAGTAGGCTCGACCGCTAGTGATGATGATGATGACCTTAGTATTTTTAAGGAATTGGCTCGTAGTTAATCTCAGTATGGGGGTCTTCGGATCCCCTTTTTTAAAGGAGACAATATGTCTATAGAAAAAGAAACCACCATCCTTGATTTTGATTTTGGTTTTACTGCTGTTGACGCTGATGAATTAGAAATCGTTCAACAGGCAAGGGAAGCGGTTACTACAACTGCGGCTTCTGCTGATGCGAGCGCTGCTAAGGCACAATTAATATATGATGCGGTAGTACCGCTATTGAATAACTTAAAAGCAAATCCTGAAAAGGATTACATCTATTGGCCAAACCGATATGAAAAACTCGATGCGTTTGCTGATAAGTTATATACAATTTTAAGTGGAGAATAAAAAATGAGTTTACTCGAAAAAATGTTGAAGGCAGGTTCGGTCAAAGGATCTTCGATTCTTTCCAAATCTAACTTCTTTCAAGCAAAGGATCCTATTAAAACAGATCTTCCTATTGTTAATATTGCCTTTAGTGGTAGTCTTAACGGTGGATTGATTCCTGGGTTAACAGTCCTAGCTGGTGTATCTAAAAGTTTCAAAACGCTTTTAGGTTTATATTGTATGAAGGCATACCTTGATAAGTATAAGGATGGCGTTGCTATTCTATATGATTCAGAATATGGTATCACGCCTGATTATTTAGAAAGTTTTGATATTGACATTGACCGTGTTATTCACGTGCCATTGGAAGATATAGAACAGTTAAAGTTTGATTTAACAAAACGTCTTGATGAAGTTACTAAAGGCGATCGTGTTATGATTATGATTGACTCAATTGGTAACCTTGCTTCTAAGAAAGAAGTTGATGATGCTATGGATGGTAAATCTGTTGCTGATATGACAAGAGCAAAACAGCTTAAGTCACTATTCAGAATTGTTACACCTAAGCTGACTACACGTGATATTCCTTGTATTGCTATCAACCATGTATACCAAGAAATCGGCCTGTTCCCTAAGAACATCGTTTCAGGTGGTACAGGTATTATGTATAGTGCAAACCAAGTATTCATTATTGGTAAAGCTCAGCAAAAGGATGGCAAAGATCTAGAAGGTTTCAAGTTTACTATTAATATTGAAAAGTCAAGATACGTTAAGGAAAAATCAAAACTTCCTTTCACTGTATTATTTGATAAAGGTATTCAGAAATGGTCATCGTTAATGGAATTGGCTTTGGAGTCAGGACATCTTGATTCTAAAACTCAAGGCTGGTATAACGAAATCAATATGGATACTGGTGAAGTACTTGAACCTAAACGTAGAGCGAAGGATATTATGGTTGATGATGCATTCTTTGAACGTATCATGAAATGTCCTAAGTATAACGAATACATTGAACGTAAGTTTAAATTAAACGCAGCAGTAATGGGAGATCAAAATGCTAGAGAAGACGATACTATCGAATCTGATTCTTAATGAGGATTTTTGCCGAAAGGTATTTCCTTATTTAAAAGATGAATATTTCGATGATTTAGTTCTTCGTAAAGTATTTGAGACGACCTCTGAGTACCTTGATAAGTACAAAGAGCCGCCTTCACTTGAAGCTTTAAAGATTGCTGTTGATAAACGCAAGGATCTGAACGAAGATACGTATCAAGGTGTACATCAGTTAGTTGACGGTATGTCAGTTGATAAGGATACCAATTTAGAGTTTTTGCTTGATGAAACTGAAAAGTTCTGTCAAGATAAAGATCTATATAATAGTATACGTAAATCTATTCTGATTCTTGACGGTCAAGATACTGAACAGATGGATAAGGGGGCAATCCCAGGATTGCTCTCGGATTCATTAGGTATCAACTTTGACCAATCAGTCGGCCATGACTTCCTTGAAGACGTTGACGATCGTTATGAACATTATCATCGTAAAGAAGAACGTATTCCGTTTGATATAGAAATCCTAAACAAAATTACAAAAGGTGGCATACCTCGTAAATCTATGACTGTCTTGTTGGCAACAACAGGCGGTGGTAAGTCTTTACTTAAATGTCACATGGCAGCAAATCATTTGATGTTTGGTAAGAACGTATTATACATTACAATGGAAATGGCTGCAGAAGAAATCGGTCGTCGTATTGATGCAAACATTATGGATATTACTCTCGACGAAGTTGCTGAAATACCTCGTGATGTATTTGAAAAACGAATGGCTCGATTAAAAGGCAAGACAACAGGCAAACTGATTGTGAAGGAGTTTCCAACAGGTTCTGCTCATAGTGGTCACTTCCGCCATCTGCTTAACGAATTGAAACTCAAAAAGAACTTTGCTCCTGATATTATCTTTCTTGATTACTTGAACATCTGTTCATCTGCTCGAGTAAAAGGTGCGGCTGCAGCAAATAGTTATACTTTAGTAAAATCTATTGCAGAAGAAGTACGTGGATTGGCAATGGAATATAATTGTGCAGTCGTTACATCTTCTCAATATAACCGAGATGCTTATGGTAACTCTGACGTTGATCTAACAAATACATCTGAGTCAATGGGTATTACTCATACGGCTGATTGTATATTAGGTTTGGTCAGTTCTGAATATCTTGACGAAATGAATCAACTTATGATTAAACAGTTGAAGAATCGTTGGGGAGACATCAGTTACTATCGAAGATTCCTGGTTGGTATTGAACGCGCAAAGATGAAGATATATGAACTCGAAGAATCTGCCCAAGAGAATATTAATCTCGAAGCTCCATCTGGAGGTGGTGGGCAACATGCAAAAAAGAACTGGGAGGATAGCTCGCCAGCCTTTGGTAAGACTGATATACCAACAAGGCTAAATAAAAGAGGCGGTGGATCTAAAGTGTTTGGTGACGTTGCTTTAACTTAAGTATCTGTATAAATAACTCTATAGATTAATTTTAATAGGTAATGTATGAAGAGCTTTAATTCATTTATAACAGAAGCTAGTTTCTTAAAGCCTGATTATGTTATAGGACACAAAGTTGCTTATAACGGAAAAGGCTTCAAAGAACTATCTGCTTTAGGTTATAAACCTGGCGATCACTTTGAGATTATAGCAGCAACCAAAGCTGACTATACCTACGGTGATGGTCCAGCAGAAAAGTATCTAAAAGCACCAAACGGTAAAGTGATACATATGAAAGGAGCAACCGGTTTTAAATCGAGTTCCTTTACTCATGTTAAAGCTTCAGGTTCTCCACCAACAGGTGCGGAATGGGAAGATGTTATTGTTTACGCCTACAATAAACTCAACGGTAAATCAACAGATGCCGCAACAGTTGAAGTAGCAGAAAAGTTTGGTAACTATACAGCTGTTGCTGATAAAATCGCAGCTAACTTCAATAACCAATTAAAGGCAAAACAATTAGTACAAACTGGTCGTGGTATGGGAGCTATTAGTTTAGGACCTATATGGAAAGAATCAGGTGCTAAGAATAAAACACCAAAGACTGATATTGCCTCCTCTAATTTTAAAGAAAAGATATCATTAAAGAAATCTGGTGGATCACAGCTTGCTTCACCAACTAGAGCAGAAGCTATCGCAATCGTTAAGGCAGCAATGTCAGAAATGGGCGAAGATAGAGCAATGGCAGCTAAACTTGTTAGTACAATGGAAACCAATATGTCATCTCTAATATCGAGAGAGACTGCTGGTGATTTACGTAAACAATCAAAGGCTGGTGTAAAGACTGATGTAGTGATTGATTTTCAAGCAAAGGATAAAGGGAATAGAGAATTAACCAAAATGCTTGAGGGCCTTATTAATCAAGATACAGCAGTTAATGCTTTATTCAGTAAACATATTGTACTTGAGGCAGCAACCGGTAATCATAAGTTTGGCGGCGCAGGTTCTCCTGCCGCAGCTAACCTATTAGGTAAGTTCAGTCTAACAGGTGCTATTGAAGTTCAACCTATCAATAGTATTAATGATCCTATTATTGTTAAATATTCGCAAACAGTTAAACCTGTCGTTTCATTTAAATCAGGCGGCGGTGGCGCTCCTGCATATTCAGCATTACGTTTAGGTATTAAAGAAGAAGAAACGTTAAGAGGTATTGTATTATCTGAAATGCAAACACTTGACGGTTTAATGTTAACTGAAGACTTTCTATCAGAAGGTCCACTCGATATGTTAAAGAAAGCCGGTGATTGGGCTAAAGATAAAGGTAAGGCATTTGTAAATAAAGTTAAAGCCGCAGTTGCTAATGTTCTTGCTAAGATCAGTGCTGTATTTAAAAAGATCGCAAAGATGGGAAAGAAAATGTTTGCCTCTCTAATGAAGTTTATGGGAGTTGAGATACAAAGCGCAATCGGAATTCCAATGGAGATTTCGTTATGATAAAAGGTTTTAAAGATTATATTGAAGAAGGTCCAAACGATCCTTCTATATTTAAAGCAGTGTTCTTAGCGGGTGGTCCTGGTTCAGGTAAGTCATTTGTTGTAGGTAAGACTGCTCTAGCATCGCTAGGTTTTAGATTAATTAATTCAGATGGTGCCTTTGAGGCAGGATTAGCAAAAGCAAAGCTTACAATGAATCCGGATGATATTGCTTCAGCCCAAGGACAAAAAGTAAGAGCTTCTGCAAAAGCAATAACAGGCAGAATGCTTAATCTTTCCTTAACCGGTAGACTAGGTTTAGTAATAGACGGTACTGGTAAAGACTATGCAAAGATTAAAACGCAAGTTGATGATTTAAGAAGTATTGGTTATTCAGTTCATATGATCTTTGTGAATACAGATTTAGAAACAGCAATTGCTAGAAATAATAACAGACCACGTTCTCTACCTGATGATTTAGTATCAAAGATGTGGAAAGATGTTCAAAAAAATATTGGTAAATTCCAAGGATTGTTTAGAAACAGAATGATCATTGTTGATAATTCAGAAGGTTCTAATATAGAGACATCCACAACTGATGCATATAAGAAAATTAAAACGTGGGCAGCAAAACCACCAGAAAATAAAATTGCAGCTAACTGGATTAAAATGGCACAAACAGCAAAAAACAAACAGAAGCAGGATTAGAGACTAATGAAAAGCTATAGCCAATATATTACAGAAGCCGATGCAAACCTGCACATGACTCATCTTGAGGACGCGGTTCTCGATGGTGGTGTAAAAGGAACAAGAAACGTAATTAATTATATTCGTAATATTCGCGATATGCTATCAGGTAATACTAAGGCTCCTGTTAATATTACAACAAAGTGGGACGGAGCTCCTGCTATATTTGCTGGTATTGATCCTTCCGATGGAAAGTTCTTCGTGGCAAAGAAAGGAGTATTTAATAAGACTCCAAAGCTGTATAAATCAAATGCAGAAATTGATAATGATCTGAGTGGTGAACTCAATAGCAAATTTAAAGTTGCTTTAAAAGAATTCGCTAAGCTCGGAATAAGTGGAGTAGTACAAGGTGATTTCTTATATACGGATGACGATCTTAAAACGGAAGATATTGATGGAGAATCGTGTGTTACTTTCCATCCTAATACCATTGTTTACGCGGTACCTAAAGCATCAGGACTCGGTAAGACAATTTCAGGATCCAAGATTGGTGTGGTCTGGCACACAACATACGCAGGATCAACTCTTGAAACAATGTCTGCAAGTTTTGGTATTGCGATCTCAGCAAAACTTAGCAAGGTTAAATCGGTCTGGCACGTAGACGCAACATTCGAAGATAAGTCAGGTACGGCAACATTTACCGCCGCAGAGAACAAAGCCCTAACTGCTCAGCTGAGTAAAGCAGGAACGTTGTTTAGAACAATAGATGCTAAGGTTCTAGGCGAACTCGGAACAAACGCAGATTTAAATCAAAAGGTAAATACTTTTATCAATACAAAGGTACGCGACGGTCAACGTATTGGCGCGGTCAAACCTTTCGTTAAAGATTTACAGAGTTACATACAACAGTATTATAAGAAAGAAGCAGATAAGCGCAAGACTCCTGCTGGTAAGAAAACGCAAATGGATAAAGCAACGTTAGCATTACAAATCTTTGCAGCTCCGGGTAATACGAAAAAACTCGAAGCTATATTTACTCTATATGATTTGATGGTCGATATGAAATATGTTATCATAGACAAATTAAATAAAGTTGGTGGTATTAAAACATTGCTTAAAACAACAAAAGGTTTTGAAGTAACAGGTCAAGAAGGATTTGTTGCTATCGACCATTATGGAAAGAATGCATTAAAGATTGTTGATCGTATGGGATTCAGTCTTGCTAACTTCTCAGACAAATATATTAAAGGTTGGCAAAAATAATGGCTATATGGAACAAATTAACACAGGCATTCACCGCTAACGGTACAACGCTATTTGAAACGCAACAGCTTGCGACAAAAGATGGTGCAATAGTAGATGGAGA